CTGCAAGACCGCGCTGCGTTGAAACAAGCGCGGGCGATTTAACAAGGCGCGTGAGGTCCGCCTTAAGCTTGGCAGTGGATGGGAAGACCTTGTCCAAGACTTCTACGGCCGTATGGCGTCTTGTCTTTTCCGTAGGCTTTGGCGTGATACGCGGGACGCGCGCAAATTGCTTGTCTGCATATTCTGTTACTACGTCGCGCGCCTTCATGCGCTTTAATATTTCATCAGCTTGTTTATTCAATTCGGGTTCCACTGGGATTGTATCGCCTTTGCGCAAGCCTGCGCCGTCAAGCTTGTTCCCGCCTTCCCCGTTTGAGGTCTGCGGCGCGTCTTGATCTTTGCCGCCCTGCGTATCGCTTGCGCCGTCACTGTCTTGTGATTGCGTTTCTTGTTCGCCTTGCGCGTCGCTAGGCGCGTCTTGCTTGGCGTCCTGCTGCTGTCCTGCCTCTTGTTCGTCCGCGCTGTCCTGCGCCTCTTGTGGCGCGTCCTGCGCGTCCTGCGCGTCCTGCGTTTGTTGCGTTTGTTGTTGCTGGGTTTGCTGCGCGTCACGCCACGCCTTGACCTCATGCGCTAGAACAACAATGTCAGGCGTCCCGGCGCAGGCTTTGAGGCGCGGCCATACCCACGCCAAAGCGCTGTCAATATTGGCAGGCAGGGCAGGCGCGCTTGGCAGGTCAAAGCCAAGGGTTTTTATGCGCCCGTAGACTGCCAGAGTATAGGCAAGGTTTGAGAGGTCCGCAGGGTCATAGGCGTTGTTAGTGATTGCCTCTTGTAGTTTTTGTTCTGTTAACTTTTCAAGCATGGCGCGGGCGTTTGTTGCCACGCCTTGCGCAATCAGCGCGCCTTCAATGCGCGGGTCTTCAAGACCGTTTGCAATGTCCTGTATGCCGCCACGGATTGCATTATGCCACGCGTCAAAATCAGTAAACAGCGCATGACCTACCTCGTGGATCACATAGGCAATCCATATGTCGCGTTCATCCCGCGTGAGACGCGCGTCAAGAGGCAGGAAGGGCAGACATAGGGATATGTCCCTATGTCCTTTCAATATGCCCGCAGTATTGCCGTCAATGCTAACGCGCCACGGCAAGCGGCAATATGGATTGCGGGCCTTGTATAGTTTCTGCGCCGCCAGCAGGCAGGCGTCAATCACGTCTTGATATTGATACATTGACATGGGTCTACCCTCTTAAATGGTTGCGTCTTGAAAAGCCTGCGCCGCTGCATGACCGCGCGCGCTGCGTTCTATCTCTTGCGTCTCTTGTGGCGTCACGCCTGCCGCGTAGGCGTCAAGGTTCGTGAAGTTAAGATCTGCGCCTGCTAAGACTTCCAAGGCTTGGACGTCTTCGCCATGCGCAAGGTTAAGAATGCAGACCTTAAAGGCGTGAGACGCCGGGACGCCGTCTAAAAGCCACCCAGTAAACGCCACAAGACGCCTAAAGCCTATTGCCTGCGTTAGATCGCCAGAATTACATTTCTGCCGCGTCTTGCTGGCAAAGCGCACGACCTCTTGCGCCAAGGTCCGAGACGCGCCCGTCCGTTTTATAAGCGCGTTTGTTTCTTGTCTTGCGTCCGGGTAGTCCACGCTAAGACCTACCGCGAAACGGTCCATAAAGGCGGCATTGACTGCGGCCGTCCCCACAAAGTTTCCAGTGTTATCGCCGCGGCCGTTTGTATTATCAGCGGCCAAAACAACAACGCCCTGCGCCATGTCAACGCGTTCGCCCGTCTCCAAAACTACAAACCTATGATCTAGCAAGGTCTGCAATGTTGCCAGTGTTCCAGACGGGCAAACCGTAGGTTCATCTAATAGTATGACCGCGCCCGGCGTCCGTATGGCTTTTGTAAGCTTGCCGTCGGTCCATACTGTATCGCCGTCAACAATGCCGGGACCGCCCCAAAGGAAAGACGCTTCAGTGTCGCGGTCAAAAGCAATCCTAAAAAACGGACGGCCAAGCGCGGCAGCAATCTGCATTGCGGCAGACGTCTTGCCCGTCCCCGGAGGTCCAAACATCCACGCGCATTGTTGACGGTTTATAGCGGTCAAGAGGTCCGCCAATAAGGTTTCATCCCAAACGAAGTCAAGGTCCATAGGCGGCGCGCTTGGATCGTTCCAGACGGGCAGCGCGAGACGGTCAAGGCGCGCGCCTTTCATGTTGAAAATCTTTGACGCCTTGAAAGCTTGAACACTAGGCGCGGCTTGTTCGTCCGGCGCAGCGGGCGCAATCTGCCGCAAGGGCGCAGCCTCTTGCGCCTCTTTAAGATCAGCGCGGGCCTTGTCTAAAGCGCTATAGACGGACGCAACATTGTTGCGCAGGCAATCCCAAACGCTAGGCGCAAGGATTGTCTTGACGCCGTCCAAGGGCGCAAGGATAGCGTCCGCGCTGAAACCGTCCGCTGCTGTTATTGTCTTTATTGTTACACGTGAAACAGGACTGGCGGCAACAATAGGCGCGTCCGCTGGGTCTAATTGTGGCGGCGTGATTGCTATTGCTGTCCTTACGTCAACGCCAAGCGCGGCCGCTAAAGACAGCAATTCGTGCTGATGCAATTTTGAGACGTTATCCTTGCCCGTCAATTCAAGACAGGTCTTGCCTTGACTGCGCAGGGTTTGAGATAGCGCGCTTTTAAGAGAGGTTCTTTCTTCGTTTGTCATTGTCACTGTTTCCTATGGTTTCTTGATTAGATGAAAAGATTAACGAGGGGTTGCGCCAAAACGGCCGCGCAAAGCGCGGCCGCAAGCATTTCAAGGATAGAGAAGGCGGTCATTGCGCACCGGCCATTGCGCGGCGCGCTGTCAGAATAAATTCATCAGCGCTTGACGCGGTCCAATATGCGCCGCGAGCGTCACCGGCATTTAAAAGGACGCGCGCCTCATTAAGCGCTGATAACGCCATGCGCAGCGCATTGCGCGCCGTTTCATTGGCTTTCACTCTCTTATTGCGCAGCGCGTTCATTGCGCGGACAATGGCGGCATTTAAGGTCTTGAGGTCTAAAGTCTTCATGTCACTGTTTCCTTATGTTGTTTTTGTTGTCCCCAAAGCAGGACAGTAAACCGCTACCACATAATTTATTCTTATGTCTAGCGCTGTCTTGTTCTGTCTTGATTAATTTATGTGAAAAATGGTAAACAATTGTTTACGATTTCTTAGACAGGGTTTTAGACATGTCTAGCGCTGCAATTATGCCGCGAGCTGAAGACCAAATAAATCAAGCAATTGCCCGGAAAAGGCGCAATGCCGCGCGGCGCAATTATCAAGAAAGGCAAGCAATCCTTGAACAAATGACGGACGAAGCCTTTGACGTCCTGCGCGAATTGCTGTCTTCACCAAATGACAGCATACGTCTTGCCGCTGCCAAAGAGACGCTAGACAGATCACAAGGCAAGGCAAGACAGATGCAGCAGATAGACGTCCGCGCCACGGATATGACTGCGCTGCACCTGGCAGCGCTGCGCGCCCTGGCAAATGATACGCAAGTCATTGAAAGTAAACCGAATGCGGTCATAGATCATGCCTCCTAGAAAGAGCATAGACCCGCAAGTCTTGCGCGAACGCGTATTAAATAATGCTGCTAAGTCATTGATTAATATAGAACAACCACATAATAGCGTATTATCTAGCGCAGTATCTAGCAGTAAAAACAATGACTTAGACACGCTAGACAGGCCGTTGACAATCACCCCCCGCCCCCCCGAAGGAACCGCAGCCGCGGCTGCTGACGGCAACCCTCATGTCCAAATCAGCCCAAAAAATTCTCCAATTACAACAAGCCAACTCAAGACAACCCCCACACCCCCATCAGAGCAATTCACATCCATTTTTGAAAATTTTTTTGGTGGTTTGCCAGAGAATGTAAACAGGAGTGAACCGCCATGCGCGCCGCTGACATTGCAAGAACCTGCTGCGACGTCATCGCCATCGCCGCAGCAGCCGCGACAGTCACCTTTGCAGGCGCGTTCGTCTTCGTCCTCTACTGCTGCGTCTGCGTCTGCGCCCTCGCAGCCGACGCAATCGACAGCGCAATCAAAAAAGGAAGATAATCCTTTTCTCGATTTTGTATTGCGCTACCGCGACAACCCCGCGGATCTTGTCAAGAATGTCTTCGGTGCGCAGCCCGATCCTTGGCAAGAAGAATTTCTGGCGTACATTCAATCGGGCGCGAGAAGAATTTCAGTCAGGGCAGGGCATGGCGTGGGCAAGTCCACGGCTTGCGCGTGGGCTGTGATCTGGCATCTTATCACGCGATATCCGCAAAAAGTTGTTTGCACAGCGCCAACTGCGCCGCAACTTTATGATGCGCTGTTTGCGGAGATAAAGTTCTGGATCAACAAATTGCCTGCATACATGCGGCAGTTATTTGAGATTACCTCAGACAGAATAGTTCTCAAATCTTCACCCGAAGCTAGCTTTGTTTCAGCACGAACATCTAGCAAGGAGAAGCCCGAAGCACTGGCCGGTGTCCACAGCGATAACGTGCTGCTTATCGTGGACGAGGCCAGTGCTGTCGAGGAAGCTGTCTTTGAGAGCGCGGCGGGATCTATGTCCGGCCACAACGCGACGACGGTTCTAATCGGAAACCCAACGCGATCTTCTGGTTTATTTTACAAGACGCACCATGAACTGGCGACGGAATGGAAGACGATGCACGTCTCTTGCGTCACATCCCCACGCGTCACAGAGGATTTCGTCAAGCAGATTAAGGATACTTATGGCGAACTCTCGAACGCTTTTCGTGTGCGTGTTCTGGGTGAATTTCCTCTTGCTGATGATGATACCCTTATCCCAGCCGAACTTGTTGACGCCGCCATGCGACGCGACATTCACCACGATACAAGTGAACCAATCCTTTTCGGCGTTGACCCCGCACGTTTTGGCGACGATGCCGCTGTCCTTTGTGTCCGCCAAGGTAATGTCGTCATGCACTTTAGATCGTGGCGCGGACTTGACCTCATGTCGCTATGCGGAGCCATAGTCAATGAAGCCGAACAACTCAAACCAGAAGAGATTAATGTTGATAGCATTGGCCTTGGCGCTGGTTTGGCTGACAGGCTTAGAGAGCTTGGCTTACCTGTCAGAGATGTCAATGTATCAGAAGTTTCCGCACTCAATCCAAAAGCCAATCGTTTACGAGACGAACTCTGGATTTCGGTGCGAGATTTTCTCGCCCAGCGCGCATGTCGGCTCCCAAACGAAGAGAGTTTGCGGGCCGATTTAGTCACGCCAAAATATAGCTTCACCTCAAGCGGAAAACTGCAAGTCGAGAGTAAGGGGGATATGAAGAAACGTCTTCGTCGCTCACCAGACTTTGCAGATGCTTTAGCACTTACATTTGCCGGACGTGGCGCGATGGTCGGGGGTCGCATGGCGTCATGGGTTCCCGGCAAACCTCTCCAACGTCGAATTTCTATTTGTTGAAAAGGATAAGACCTCATGGCTCGCCGTAGAAAGAACCGCAGTCCCGTTGAAGGAATTGATAATTCCTCGCGCGCCATGCAGCCGGGATCGTCCATTGCTTTGGATGATGCTGATGAGGACCGCCGTATGCGTCCTAAATATGTCGATAGCCTTCGCAACTCCGGGCAGGGCGGAAACCTCGATGACACAAATACAGACTATGTTCAAACGAGCGCGGAAGTTGATAGTTCTGACATTTCATCTCCTGCGCCTAATCGAACGGAGTTTCGTCCTCTTGATCCTGTTGAGTTTCAATCCCGCGTCCACCAAGCCTTTCAACAAGCAGAATTATATGTCGATACTTACGTCGCGCCAGCGCGCATTGACGCGGCGGAGTATTACAAAGGTGCGCCGTTTGGTGATGAAGAAGACGGACGATCACAAATTGTTCTGACGGAAGTAAGAGACACAATTCAATCTATTCTTCCGTCTCTTATGCGTATCTTCACAAGCGGCGACAAGATTGTTGAATACATGCCGCGAACAGCGCAAGCAATTCCATATGCCGAGCAAGCAAGCGACGCGATTAATTTTATTTTTCAAGATATGAACCCCGGTTTTAATATTCTTTATTCGTCGTTCAAAGATGCTCTATTAAAAAAACTTGGCGTTGTAACGTGGTGGGCTGAAAGCGAAGATCGTGTCATTGAACGTAAGTTTTCGGGGTTGACCGAAGAAGACGTTTTAATGTTTCAGCAAAATAATCCTAATGCGCAATTTGTTTCTATAGAACCCGAACAAGTTATTCCGCCGAATGTGCAGACGTATAAATGCCAAGTGCGTTTAGTCGATCAAGAAAGAAAATATCGCGTTCGCGCTTTGCCTCCTGAGTGTTTTATTATTGATCGTCGCGCGCGAGACACTGACAAGTTTTTCGATCTTGTTGGTATGCGCGATATGGTCACGGTATCAGAACTTGTGCAAATGGGTTTTGACGAAGATGAAGTCCGCGAACATGGCGCACCTGGACAGGATGAGAATTGGTATTGGAACTTTGAAGAAGTAGAACGCAATCCCGGTTTTGGTTGGCCAAACTATCCGCCAGATCCATCAATGATGCGCGTTAAATATATGAAGATTTATATGCGCATTGACGCAGACGGCGACGGCATCGCTGAGTTGCGTTGCATTCATGCAATCGGTGCGGGCTGTTATGTTTTAAAACATGAGGTCGTCGATCATGCGCCATTTGCATTGTTCTGCCCAGACCCCGAACCCCACACAATCTTTGGACATTCGGTTGCAGATAGCACGATGGACTTGCAGCGTATCAAGTCCCACGTCATGCGCGCCACGATGGACAGTCTTGCGCAATCCATATTTCCGCGAACCGCAGTTGTTGAAGGACAAGTCAATATGGATGACGTCCTCAACAAAGAAGTAGGCGCGATTATTCGTATGCGCCAAATCGGCGCTGTGCAGGATTTATCCACGCCATTTGTCGGCCAAGCCGCAATGCCAATCTTGGAATATATGGATGAGATTAAAGCACAGAGGACTGGCGTCACCCCGGCAAGTCAAGGTCTTGATGCTGATCTGCTACAAAGCACAACAAAAGCTGCGGTCACGGCGCAAATATCTGCTGCACAGGAACGAATTGAAATCATTGCGCGCATCTTTGCTGAGACAGGATGCAAGCAATTATTCTCTGGACTTCTTAGATTAATTTGCCGTCATCAAGATAAACCGTTGTTAGTAAGACTACGCGGACAATGGACGCCTGTTGATCCGACAACGTGGGATGAGGATATGGATTGCTCTGTCTCTGTCGCGTTAGGACGCGGCGATGATGCAGAGCAAATGAATTTCCTTGGTCAAATTGCTCAAAAGCAAGAGCAGATCTTGCAGCTTATGGGCATGAACAATCCACTTGTGAAACTTAGTCAGTATCAACAGACGTTGAGCCAACTTGTTCGCAAGGCTGGATACAAAAACCCCGATAGTTTCTTTACTCCAATAACCCCAGAAATGGAGCAACAACTTGCGCAAGCCGAAGCCCAGCAAAAAGCCCAGCAAATCGACCCCAATGTCCTCCTCGCCAAAGTCGAACTCGCCAAAGCCCAAAGCGACACCTTCGCCAAGCTCCAAAGCCAAGCCGTGGCCCGCGCGCAGTTGCAGCTAGAGCAAGACTTTAAACGCGATCAACTGGACGCAGACGTCATTATCAGAACGGCAGACATGTCTGGCAAATACGGTGCGCCAATAGACACGGCCGGTATTCTCAACTTTATCAACCGTCCGCGTCCAGACATTCAAAACATTGCGCAGACATTAATTGACCGTGAAAAGCAAACCGCTGCGCAAGTGCTTACCAGCATTGGCGTGTCTGCAAATCAACCGGGACCGCAAGCTGCGCCATCCGCCCCGTCAACGCCGTCGCCTGTTGCAAAAGCAACACAGAACCCACTTGCCCAAGGAGCGTAAATGAACACCCAGACTGCCGATGAAGTTATCCGTTTAGGCGGCGAGGCAGAATATATTTTGTCTTCTGACGCCTATGCCCGCGTCATGCTTGAACTTGAAAAGCAACTTATCGACGCGTGGGCGGCGGGGACTTTTAAAACGCCCGAAGAAAGAGAAGACGCTTTTAACCGTGTTCGTGGCGCGCGCATGTTTCGAGACAGATGCAATGCTCTCATCGAAAACATGAAACTGCAAAAAGCGCGTTTTGAACGCAACGAAAAAGCCGCGAAAGCAAATCGGAATGACTGACGTGTCCTGTATCCCAGATAGCGCATTTCCTGTGACGCCGTCCGACGACAAAGGCGTGAGCTTTATGACTTTGTATATCGGACAGGAGGGTGACGTCGCTCTATGCGCAGAGGGCGGTCAAAGCGTGATCCTAGAAAATGTCCCAACGGGGACGCTCATACCTTTGCGGGTTTGCAAGGTCATGGCGACCGGGACAACGGCCAAGGGGATCGTCGGCTTTAAGTAATTTTTTGATCTTGTGTCTTGAATAAGGAAGGACTAACATGACAGACGATACAGCGACTGCGCCGACAAGCCCCCAAGGGTCCGGCAGCGTCGATGAAGCTGCCGCTAGGTTTGAGCGTTTTCTGACCGCCGAAGAGGGCGACAACCAGAAGAAACGGTCCCGAAGCGAGACAGTAGAAACTCCCCCGGAAGTTGAGGCGCAGGCTGAAACAGACGAGGGCGCGGAGACTGAAGCCGAAGAGACGGCGTCAAACGAAGCCGAAGAGGCTCCCGAAGGCGACGAGGCTGAAAGCTCCACCGACGCACCCGACGAGGATGCTGCGGAGCAAGACGACGCGGACAAAGTCTACACCGTCAAAGTTGACGGCAAGGAAATGCAAGTCCCGCTAGACGAATTGCTCAAAGGCTATTCTAGGACGGCGGACTACACCCGGAAAACTGAAGCTCTGGCCCATGAAAGAAAAGCCTTTCATGCGGAAGCAGAGCAGGTGAAGGAAGAAAGGGCGCAATATGCGCAACTTCTCCCGGCTTTGGCGCAACAGCTACAAGCAAGTCTGCCTAAAGCTCCAGATCCTGCCCTGCGTGAGACAGACCCACTCGCGTATGTCTTGGAAAAAGACAAATACGAGGAAGCAGTTGGGCGTTTGAATGCTGCGTTTTCTGAATTGCAGCGTGTCCAGACGCAGCAGACTGAGGAGCAAATCAAGCAGGTCCAAGCCTCTGTGGCTGAAGCCCGTAAGAAACTCCCAGAACTGATACCGGCATGGAAAGACGAAAAGGCTTATGAGCGTGATAGGCCAAAGTTGCGGGAATACGCGAAAAAGCTTGGTTATTCCGATGGTGAAATCGACCAAGCCTACGATCCCCGCGCAGTCGCCTCGCTCTGGAAGGCAATGCGTTACGACGAGCTAGTCGCTCGTAGACCAAAGCCCGACGTGCCTCTCGAAAAAGCCATCCGTCCAACGACAGCGGTCGTCGCACCTGCCGCGCGCGGCGCTAGACAGAGCCAAGAAGCCCGGAAACGTCTCGCTCAAACTGGCCGCATAGACGATGCCGCTGCGGCTATTCGTTCTCTTCTGTAGGTAATAGGACAAGACAATGTCTACAGTAACCCGATATGACAACTACAAAGCCGTCCGTGAGGATCTTACTGATATTATTTATAATATCAGCCCCACATCAACGCCATTTATGTCCAACATTGGACGTGAAAGCGTAGAAAACACTTACCATGAGTGGCAGACAGACATCCTTGCCGCTGCGGACGTGACCAACGCCGCAATCGAAGGCGCGGACGCTTCAGACACGGCGTTTGTCGCTACAAACCGCGTGGGCAACTACACCCAGATCTCGACCAAGACAATCAACGTGTCTGGCACGTCTGGCGCTGTAGACACGGCAGGTATGAAGACACTTGAGAGTTATCTTTTGGCTAAAAGAGGCCGCGAGTTGAAGCGCGACATGGAGACAATCCTGTTGGCGAACCAGCCTGCGGTTGTTGGTAACAACTCAACGGCGCGTAAACTTGCTGGCTTCCCAGCTTGGATACGCACGAACGTCGTCACCAACGGTGAAACCGCTCCGACGATGTCTTCAACCAACGACGGCTATCCGAACGCTGGCTGGACGACGGCTGCGTCAAACGTGGCTTTCACGGAAGCAATGGTTAAGACGGCGCTTCAGTCCCTTTGGACAAATGGCGGCGAAAGCAAAATGATGATGGTTGGTCCACACAACAAAGTGGTCTTTTCATCGTTTGCCGGTATCGCACTAAACCGTGTCGATCACCGTGATCCAAAGCAAGCGTTCATTCTTGGCGCGGCTGATGTCTACGTGTCCGATTTCGGAAATTTAGACATTGTTCCAAACCGCTTTACCGACGACAGCTTTGCGCATTTGATTGACCCAGAATACGCCAAAATTGGCTATCTGCGTCCGTTCCAGCGCAATCCTCTGGCAAAGACAGGCGACAGCCGTCGGACCCAGATGCTCGTAGAATACACGCTCGTTGTCGGCACTGAGCGCGCACACGCTACGATTGCCAACCTCTTGACGGCATAAGCCAGATAGACAGGACAGGCGGCACTAGCCGCCTGTCTTTAAATCTGCTAGACATACAAGACGGGTGAGACATGGCTAAATCGACCAAAAAGACAGGTTCTTTCGACGGTAAGTCAAACAAGCTCGGATACGGCGGTCGCGCCGCCCAGCTTAAAGCTAAAGGCGTTCCCGGCGCAGTCATCGGTGAAATCGCGCGCAAAAAAGGCGCAGCCCCCGGCGGTCCAAACTATCACGGCAAGCGGGGCAAATGATGGGCGCTTTTCGGCACCTAGACGATCCCAATTTCGACGTCGATGCAATGACGGGCGCGCGGCAGCGCCTCGTCATCGACAACGACGGCGTAATGCACTTTGAAACAACGCAAGACGACACAAACATTCGTCGCTTCGCGCATGAAAGCCGCAGTAGTTATTCAAAGCATGAAAAACTTGGCGATATGGCTCCTGTTGGGTCGATCCCCATGCTTGTCATGTATGACTTGATTAAACGCGGCATTTGGCAAGACCCACAACGCCGACGCAAATGGTGGAACAGTATTGAGGCGGCTCCCTACAGAACAAGGGACTTTGTCGTATGACTGTTTTCGCTGATCCTGTCTTTACGCCGGACTATCAAGGTCTTTGCAATAAAATTGCAGACACGTTGAATAGACAGGATCTAACGTCTGTTATTCCAGATTTTACGGTCATGGCGACATCGCGCATTTCGCGTGACATGGCGCGCGTTAAACATCCACTTGCAGTATCGCGCGCAATCGCTTCTGTCCAAAACAATTATGTGCCGTTGCCGATTGATTACTTGGCTGTCTATCAGCTTATGGATCAAGACAACACGATCACTTTGGCTTACGTTTCGCCAGATCAATCGCAAGAAGTTCTTGCCCAAGGCTGGCAAACAACAACAGGCCCATACAACAATATATTGCCGTCCGCACCACCCGCAAAGGGTCCGATCTATTACACTATAGTCGGCAATCAGCTTCGCATTTTTCCACCACCTAGCACGACAGCGTTAGTTTACCTCGACCTTTGGTATTATGCCTACCTGCCTAAAATCTATACAGGCAATACGACAAATTGGGCGCTAACGCGTTACCCGGATCTATATCTATACGGGGCGCTTGTTCACACCGCGCCATATCTGAAAGCAGACGAGCGCATCCAGACTTGGGAAGGCGCATATCAAACCATTCTCCGTGACATTGAGGTTGAGGCTGATCGCGCTGTGCGAACTCAGTCGAAACTTAACGCCGCGCGTAAAAGTTTTTGACGAGAGGATAGAAAATGTCAGTCGTTTATTCATCAACACTCAAAAACAATCGGATGCAGCTTGTTGCTGATTTGATTGCTGGCAAGGTTGCAGCATCATCTAGCGGCACAGCTACTGCCGGCGTTCTTGTTATTGGAACATCGGCTCTGTCAGGTGCGACCGGTGTGCTTGCGACATTTACACTTGGAACTACGCCAGGAACAGTATCCGGTGGCGTTTTAACAATCTCTGGCACGCCTTTAACGACAACTGCTTCTGCAACTGGAACAGCGGCCAAAGCTGAATTGAGAGACAATTCCGGCAACGTGATCGTTACCGGTTTAACTGTTGATGTTTCCGCAAACTCTCCAAACATTGTGATTAACGCGACGGCCATTTCTTCTGGTCAGTCAGTCACCCTGTCTAGCGGCACCATCACACACGGATAATCATAATGTCTAAATTGTATAACCGCGCAAGAATGACCATTACCTCGACGGGAACGGGGTCTGTGTCTTTGGGTGTTGCTGTCGCTGGGTATCAGACGTTTTCATCTGCTGGCGCGCAAAACAATGACGTTGTTAGTTATACAATCGAAGATGGATTAAATTGGGAAATTGGAACTGGAACCTATAATTCCGTTGCCGGAACTTTAAGCCGCACAGTCACGCAATCATATAACGGCACGACATACGGCACGACAGCTATTAGCGTTACGACAAATGCTCAGGTATTTATCTCGGCATTAGCGGCTGATCTACAATATGGAACAAGCGCATATAATCTTGTTCAGCTAGATAGCAATGCAAAGATACCAGCATTAGACGGCTCGCAAATTACGAACTTGAATGTCGGTAATGCGGCATCTGGCACATTGTCTGTATCACGCGGCGGCACTGGTATTTCTAGCTTTGGAACTGGTGTAGCTACTGCATTAGGCAATAATACAAATGCCGCTAGTGGTTTAGCCGTTCTTAATGGC